GCATGATCAAGATCAACGCGATCACGCAGGCCCACCTGATCAAGCTCCTCCTCGAAGGCACCTACACCTGCCAGGAACTGGCCAACGAGACGGGCCTTCACTACGTGACCGTACTCCAATACACACGAGAACTCCACCGTGCGGGCGCCGCCCACATCAGCGGGTGGGAGAAAGACCCGCGTGGCCGTGATCTGGCGAAAATCTACAAACTTGGTGAGGGCAACGACAAGCGGCGTCAGCGCAAGTCCGACGCAGAGAAGCAGGTCGCCTACCGCGCCAAGAAGAAGCAGATCAAACTAATGGAGATGTTGACATCATGCAGTGCCCCGAGTGTGGAGCGAGAGCCCACGCCCTTGAAGTTAGAGCCACAACTGGTGGCCTGAAGCGAAGGAGATACGAGTGTCAGACGTGCGCGTTTCGATTTACGACAGTGGGGACACCGCAGGACCTGCGGCTGGACATGCACAACAACCCGCACCGCCACGAGCAAACGATACGCAAGTCGCGGGCAACCACTACAAGCAGTTCCAAATCGAACCCTGGGACGCCATCATTGACTGGAATCTTGGCTACCTGGACGGCAACGCCGTCAAGTACCTCAGCCGGTGGCGACACAAGAACGGAATAGAAGACCTCAAGAAGGCGCGTCACTACATCGACAAGTTGCTTGAGGTAGAGCAGGCAAAGAAATCATAGGCGGCGCGTTGGTTTGGTAACGGTGGCAAGCCTTGCAGATGCGACCCACTTTTACCGCTTGCACAGTGCCGCCTGAAAGTACTTGCTGCGCAAGCATCCGTTTACCTAGACCGAGGGGGCTAGGAATCTGCATCACCCCCTCACCCACAACCAAAGGAGAAAGCAATGGGCTTATTTGGCGGGGTCACCTACGACCCAGAGAAAGACAAGGATAGGCTGCTCACGCAGCTAGGCCGTGTTCGAGATGTGATGTTCGATGGCCAGTGGCACACGCTGGCCGAGTTGGTGGTTCGATGTGGCGGCTCCGATGCCTCGGTCAGCGCCCGCATACGCGACCTTCGCAAGAAGAAGTTCGGTGAATACACCGTCCACAGGAAACGCATACGCGATGGCTTGTGGGTCTACAAACTGGAGTTGCCCGATGGCTACAACCCCCGAAGTCAAGGTCAAGAAGCAGTGCGTGACACTGCTCAATGCCCATAAGGTTTATTACTTCTTCCCCGTAGCCTCGGGCTACGGTAGGGTGGGCATCCCCGACATCATCGCCTGCTGCGATGGCCACTTCCTGGCCATCGAGTGCAAGGCAGGCAAGAACAAACCCACCGCTCTGCAGGAAGCTGAGATGCTCAAGATACGCACGGCAGGCGGCACGACCCTCGTGATCAACGAGGACAACATCAACGAACTACAGGGGTGGTTAGATGCTAGGAGTCAACTACATGAACAATGAAGATTACGGGCGCTACATGGAGGCGGAGGTCGCCAACATGGAGCCGGAGAAGAAGGAGGCGCTGATCCACGCCATCAAGACGCTGTTCCGCGCCTTCTCGGAAGACAACACGCAGGGCGTGCTCATACTGCTTGAGAAGGGCGAGTGCATGACGACGATGGGGCTGAACGCCACATACGACGAGTCGGTGCGCATAGTCAACACGGCGCTCAACGTCTTCATCGAGGACGCGATCACGACAGAGACAGAAACAAAACACTAAGGAGAAGCATGAGCCTACCTTTCACGCGAGTCATCGCGCTTGATTTTGAGACTGCCTGGGACAGGAAGGAATACACCCTGTCCAAGATGACCACCGAGGAGTACGTCCGCGACCCGCGCTTCAAGGCTTGGGGCCTGTGCTGGAAAGAGGTGGGGGAAGAAGGCGCTGCGGTATGGGTGCGCGGCAAGGACATCCAGGCGTGGGCCGATGGAATAAATTGGAACGAGACAGCGGTGCTCGCACACAACGCCCAGTTCGACGTGACGATCCTGTCCTGGCGCTTCGGGGTTCAACCCGCCTTCATCTTCGACACGCTCAGCATGGCCCGCGCGCTGCGCGGCATCGAGGTGGGCAACTCCCTCGCACAACTGGCGCAAGACTTCGAGCTTCCGCCCAAGGGTCAGGCGGTGCACAGCACGGACGGGATGTTGGAGTCCATCTCCTTCGAGGTGGAGCAGGAACTGGCTGACTACTGCAAGCACGATACCTTCCTGTGCGAGGAGATATTCAATCGGCTGATGCCTGGGTTCCCGCCCAAGGAACTGCGCCTCATCGACATCACGCTCAAGATGTACACGAGGCCGCTGCTGGAACTCGACCGGGGGATGCTGAAAGCGGCCATCGTAGAAGAAAGGGAAGCCCGTGAAGGACTGCTACAGAGGCTCGGCGTGGATGAGGCTGCGCTTGCGTCAAATGATAAGTTTGCTGCGCTCCTCGAACAAATCGGAGTTCCTCCGCCGATCAAAACCAGCAAGACCACGGGGCTTGAAACGTACGCGCTTGCGAAAAATGACGCCCTCTTTCAGGCGCTGCTCAACAGCGACAACGAAGACGTGATGCTGCTGTGCCAAGCAAGGCTGAAGGTCAAGTCCACCAGTGAGCGCACGCGTGCACAACGCTTCCTCGACATCGCGCACCGTGGCCGGTTGCCGGTCCCGCTGAGTTACTTCGGCGCAGGCACCGGGCGGTGGACGGCGAGCAAGGGGTCGGCCATCAACATGCAGAACCTCAAGCGTGGCAGCTTCCTGCGCAACGCCATCATGGCGCCCGAGGGCCACCTGCTGGTGGCCGGTGACCTCTCTCAAATCGAGCCGCGTGTGCTCGGCGTGCTGTCGGACAACGACGCGCTGTTGGATATTTTTAGATCAGGGAGTGATGCCTACGCCCAGTTCGGCGCACAGATGTTCGGCATCCCGGGCCTGACCAAGGACACGCACCCCGTGGAGCGGCAAGCAGCCAAGAGCGCGCTGATCGGGGCAGGCTACCAGTTGGGTTGGGCGTCGTTCGCTGCGCAGCTTCTGGTGGGGTTCCTGGGCGCCAAGCCGCTGCGCTATACCAAGGAGGACGCCAAGGTGCTGGGCGTCACGGGCGAGGATGTCAGGCGCTTCCTTGAGTGGGACGAGAACCTCAAGAAGCTGGAGGCCATCCCGCACACCTGCTCCACCCTGGAGTTGGCCATCCACTGCCTAGCAGCCAAGGCCATTATCGACAAGTACCGCGCCGCCTCGCAGCCCGTGGTGGAGTTCTGGAACCTGTGCCAGGAACTGATCGAGTACAGCCTGTACCGGGGCAAGGAATACAAGCACAAGTGCATCACGTTCCGCAAGGAACAAATCGTCTTGCCAAGTGGCATGGCGATGCGGTATCCTGATCTCCGCCAGGACAAGGATGAGGGTGGTCGATCCCAGTGGTCGTACGCTGATGGCAAGAAGCGCATCAAGCTGTACGCCGGGAAGATCACCAACAACATTGTTCAAGGCACGGCGCGCTGCGTCATGACAGACGGGATGCTAAGGGTTGCGAAGAAGTACCCTTTGGTAGGCACGGTGCATGACGAATTGATCGCCGTGATACCGGAAGGAGACGAAGATTACGCTAAGACTTGGGTCTTGGCGCAGATGACTATGGAGCCGCCGTATTTACCGGGCATCCCGCTTGATGCGGGAGTCGGTGTTCACAAGCGGTATGGAATGACCAAAGACTAAACAAAGGAGAGAGCATGCCCAACATCCCCGTCCGCATCCGCGTAGGCAAGCAGATGTATTCCGTTGACGTAGTCGAGTCCATGCGCCGCAAGGCGACGATGGGTCGCACGTACTACGACATGGGTCGCATCGAGATCGGCGCCAGCAGCAACACCACTGGGCGCAAGTTCACGGACGCCGAGATCGACGACACCTTCTGGCACGAGGTCACACACGCCATCCTCTACGACATGGGCCATCGCCTGTACAACGACGAGCACTTCGTCACCGAGTTCTCAGGGCGCCTTGCCAAGGCCATCAAGTCAGCCAAATTCAAATGAGCGAAGCAAACATCACGTGGAGCCACAGCGGCCTGAAGGACTTCGAGGGCTGCGCGCGGCGCTACCACGAGGTCAAGGTTCTCAAGAACTACCCGTTCCAAGAGACGACGCACACCATCTACGGGAAGGACGTGCACAAGGCCATCGAGGACTACGGCAAGGACGGCACGCCAATCCCCGAGAAGTACGCGCAGTTCAAGCCGGTGGTGGACGCGGTGCTGAACAAGCCGGGAAGGAAATTATTTGAACATGAGATGGGTGTGACGCGTGACCTGCAGCCTTGCGGCTTCAACGATCCCAATCGTTGGGTGCGCGGCATTGCCGACCTGCTGATCATTGACGACGACAACCTGTCGGCCAAGGTGGTTGACTGGAAGACGGGCAACAACAAGTACCCCGACCGGGATCAACTGATCCTCATGTCGCTCATGGTGTTCACGCACTTCCCCCATATCAGGCAGGTGAAGTCGGCGCTGTTCTTCCTCGTCAAGGAGTCGATGACTACCCACGCCATGCTGCGCGGTGAGGCTGAGGAAGCATGGTGGCGCTACCGTGAGCGTGTGGCCAAGCTCGAAGCAGCGCACGCCACCGACGTGTGGAACCCATCACAGTCCCCTCTGTGCGGATGGTGCCCTGTGGCCACCTGCACGTTCAACCCCAAGCACTAGGAGCCAAGCATGGCCACGCGTGACTACAAGAAGGAATACGCCGAGTACCACGGCAAGCCCGAACAGATCGCCAACCGAGCCGAGCGCGTCAAGGCGCGGCGCGTGATGGAGAAGACGGGTGCAGCCAAGAAGGGTGACGGCAAGGACGTAGATCACATCAGACCGCTCAGCAAGGGCGGCACCTCCGCGAAGACCAACCTGCGCATGCGCAGCGTCAAGGCCAATCGCGGAGATAAGTAACAACAGGAGAAAGCATGGAAGTCGTTGAGAACCGGTTGCTCGTCTTCAAGACGCGCAACCCGGATAAGTATTCCCTCATCCCCAAGAGCAAGGCGCTGCCCCGTGAAGGTGGTGGCTACGACGTAGCCGTGTACTGGGGCCTGGACGAAGCGCGGGTGCTGCGCAACCTGGGGGTGAAGAACGTACCGTCTCCCATCTACGGGCGCTACGAGTGGCCCGGGCGCTACACGCCGATGTCCCACCAGAAGGAGACTGCCTCCTTCCTCACGCTGCACCGCCGTGCGTTCGTGTTCAACGATCCCGGTACGGGCAAGACGCTGTCTGCCCTGTGGGCAGCAGACTACCTGATGAAGCGTGGCGACGTTAGGAGGGTTTTGATTTTGTGTCCGCTGTCGATCATGCACAGCGCCTGGATGCAGGACTTGGGTAACAGCGTCATCCATCGCAGCGCGGTAGTGGCGCACCATGCCCAGGCCGCACGGCGGATCGAACTGATCCAAGAGAACTACGAGTTCGTCATCATCAACTACGAGGGCCTGAGCCTGATTGCGAACGAAGTTCGCGCTGACGGGCGTTTTGATTTAGTTATTGTTGATGAGGCCAACGCCTACAAGAACCCGCAGACCAAGCGGTGGAAGGCGCTGAACTCCATCATCAAGCCCGACACCTACCTGTGGATGATGACCGGCACGCCTGCTTCCCAGAGTCCTGTGGACGCTTACGGTCTGGCCAAGCTGGTCAACCCCAACGGGGTGCCCAAGTTCTACACCGCATGGCGCGATGCCGTGATGAACAAGATCACGATGTTCAAGTGGGCGCCCAAGCTCGACGCTGCCGACAAGGTGTTCGAGGCGCTGCAGCCTGCCATCCGCTACAGCAAAGCGCAGTGCCTGGACCTGCCGCCCGTGGTGACGATGACCCGCGAGGTGCCGCTCACGCCGCAGCAGGCCAAGTACTACAACCTGCTCAAGACCCAGATGCTGGTGATGGCCGCAGGCGAGACGATCACGGCAGTCAACGCTGCCGCTGCGCTCAACAAACTCCTGCAAATCTCAGCAGGCGTGGCCTACACCGACAACAAGGAGGTGGTCGAGTTCGACGCTACCCCGCGCCTGAACGTCCTGATGGAAGCACTCGAACAGACGGACAGGAAGGTAATCATCTTCGCCCTGTTCCGCTCCGCCATCGACGCCATCAGCGAGTACCTCAACAAGAACGGGATCGCCAACGAACAGATTCACGGCGGCGTGACCGCCACCAAGCGCGGCGACATCATCAAGCGTTTCCAGACGCAGCCCAACCCGAGGGTGCTCGTCATGCAGCCTGCGGCTACAGCGCACGGCATCACGCTGACCGCTGCCGACACGGTGATTTTTTACGGGCCGCTGATGAGCGTGGAGCAGTACACCCAGTGCATCGCACGGGCTGACCGCAAGGGACAGAACGCCGACAAGGTGACCGTCATCCACATCGAGGGCTCGCCCGTGGAGAAGAAGA